TATACCATCCCAAGTTGTTTTATCATCACGTTGTATTTGATCTGTAATTGCTTGTATAGTTTCAGGACTAAGTTCTGATATATCTTGACCTACTAAAGCAGCACCTGCAGTTATTTCTGTTGGCAAGTAAGGAGCTGAGTTAATATTATTTACTGCAAGTCTTGCACTTAATGCACTGTTTTGTGATAAAAGTTTATTTAGTTCTGAAAACCTTTGTTCTTTTGTTTTAATCTCGGCATCATACTCATCTTCAAAATTTGGATTTTCTGGATAAATCATGCACCCTGACCTCTTAAAAATCTAAGAAGTGATGGGTCTGGATAAACATTATAAATTGCTCTTAACAACATGTCTGGATCATCTGCCATAGGTGCTGTTGGAGATGGACCTGCTCCAAAAGGTAAACCAGAAGTTACTGGTTCATTAGGATTTTGTGTTTGCCCAAATACATTCACATCTGGAACTGGTCTTTGTGCTCTAGGTGCAATCTGTACTCCAGGAGCTTGTGGTGTTTGAACTGAATCAATTTGTTCTTGTAACATCTGAGTTTGTCCTGTTGAGTCACCTTCTGCTCTTGTTGGAACTTTTATTTTTTTTTGTCTTACCATGTATCGTCCTCTATCTCAAAACCTAAATTAACATTAAGCCAAACGCCAGGAATAGGAGTTGGTATTAGTATATTGCCTAAAGGCACGTCTCCTTCTTCTCTAATAGGACGTTCTGGAAAACCTGTATCTTCCCAATCTTCTGCATTTATAATATCGTAAAATTTTTTCTGAAGTTCTTGTTTGTTATCCACCTGGAGGTCCTCCTGCTAATCCTGCCAAGACAGAAGCTATATCTTGTGGTCCTTGAGGAGGTAATTGATTTTGTCCTGCAATTACTGCTTCCTCTTCAGGACTTGTTTCTTCTTCTGCTGTATAAAATTTATCTAGTATCTTTGTCATTTGAGCAGGATTTTTTCTTATCTCTGCTGCTGCCATAGTAGCTTTTGGATTACCTTGGGCTGCTTGAGCCATTAAAGATTCAAACAATACAGTTTCTGCTTTCTCAGAGTTTATTCTGTTTTGTATGTTTGTAATATTATCTAAACCATCTAAGTTTTCTTGCAATGTTTGAGTATCTATAATACCTTGTTGTTTTAACTGCAACCCTGTAATAACTTTTTGTGGTTCATCAAATCCTGCCATTACACCATAAACTCTTCGTGTCTTATACATTTCTGAAATATCTGTACTTGGAGTATAGGTTTCTTTATATGCAGTACCTTTGTGCATTCCTGCAATAGGTTTTCTTTTGTTAGGATACATTGTTTCATCAAACTCTAATCTCTTAGCATCTATTTCTTGCAAAGCGTCTCTAAGTATTACTTGATACTCTCTGACGTGCATAGAAGCTGATTGTCCTAGTTCTTCTAATCCTCTACCAGTAACAAAACTGTTAGGTGATTGTCCATCATCAGAAACAGGATATGCTGATCCAAGACGTAAGTGTCTTTCTAATCTATCGACTTGTTGAAATAATTGATATGGAAGATTGTTTACTGGTTTAGAAACAGAAGAACCTGGAGCTAAATAGTTTACAGCAAATCTACCTTTACGATATTTTCCTGATTCTATTTCTCCAACTATATTTGTTTCTGTAAACACTGCATCTTCCATAGCAATAGTTCCAAGAATATTTATTTTTGCCATGTTAGCCATTAGACCAATAACGTGTTGAAACTGACTTTGCATTTGATCAAAAGCAAATCTTTTAGCAATAACAAACATTGGTCCACTAGATAATGGATTAGGAATAAAGTCTATAATCTTTCTGTTTTCAGGTAAATATATATACGTACCTTCTACGTCTATATATTCTACAACTACCTTGCCATCTCCATTTTGATTAGACCAAGATGCTGAACCATCGTTGTAATACAACATAGTGAAATCGTTTTGTGATTCTGCTTGTTCGCCTATAATTGCTGCCTTTTGATCAGGATATTGTTCTAGCAATGTAGATATAGGAACTCTGCTAATTATTGCCATATCTTTTGGTTGTTGGTCGTTACCAAACGGACCAGGATAACATGTGAATGGATCTCTTATCATTGCACAAGGATATGGATTATTGTCTTTATCAAACTTTGTAGTTATTGTCCAAGCAACAAAACCGTAACCTGGCAACCATCTACCTACCTGTGGTAATTGTAAATGTAATTTTTGTAAGTCATCGTATGCACCAACAATACGTTCTAGTTTTTCTGATTTCTTTTTAGCTCTTTCAGAATCTTTAGCATTTATAACATCTACTTTTAAATCAGGACTTCTTCCTAGTTTTTGTGCAAATCTTTCTAATGCTGATAAAAATAAGTTTGGTGCAGGTAGTTCATGGAAGTCCATGCTTGAACGTTCTCCAAGTAAAGCACGTACAGCTTCTTCTCCACCATTAAGAATGTCACGTATCCTGGCTCTATCCACCATGCCTGATTGATTAACTTTTCTTAAATAATCTACTCTGTCGTAAAGTTCGTCATTAGATTTTACCATTCGTCCCTATTCCATAATCCTTCGTCAAAACTACTTGTTTCATAATCAGCAAAGCTAGGCACATAATCTGTGTCTAGTTCAGCTAACCGTTCTTTTTGCATACGTCTAATTGCTCTCATTGGAAACCAACTAGCCATAACAATGTCAGTCTTTGTACCTACTGTCTTGCTCTTGTTTTTAGCAGAACTAAAATACACTAACTGACTTGTATATAAGTTTACCTTTTCTTGAGCTTCAAAACCCATATAAGGTAAATTAATTATACCTTCTTGAAACGATGGTCGCATAGCTGTAACACCAAATATAGGGTCAAACTTGTTTGAGTACGTTTCATGTCCTTCTAAAAATATACCATGTGTTGAGGCAAAATCACGTATAGATTTATCTTGTCTTATAGCTTTCTGAAATCCGTTTTCTTCTATAACCCAGTGAGAACAATTATATTTTTGCCACCAATCTTTTATAACTTTTAATGCTTCAGGGATACCACCACCTAAATTATTGTGCATATCTACCATGTACATAACTCCATCAGCAGGACCATAAGCCCATAAAAATGCAGCTTGATAACCAGTAGAGGCAGGGTCAAGTCCTGCAATAAGACGTGTGCCTCTAGGTACCTGCCCTATATCCCTCTTTTGGTCTCTACATGCTTCAATCTCTTCACGACTAAATAAACTTAATCCTTCAGGCATTGCAACATTTAGATAAACCATTTCAAATATAGCTCTACCACCTGTTGTGTCTGCTGCACGTTTTCTATCCATCAACCATTTGTAAGACCTTTTGCTACTCCATAACATACATTCTTTGTGGTCTTCTTCATTCCAATCAGTTGTAGTACAAGCAGTGTCGTGTGCTTCTTCTACAGTTGTTTCCCAAGATTCGTTATCTAATAAATGTGAATATAAATCGTCATAGTGTTGTCTTGAACCTATAACTATCATTGCAGTATGTTCCTCTTTACGACTTGATAATGTTGTAGTCCACCAGTTTCTTGTGTTTTCTCTTGATGCAGGTTGCATAGTAGAACTGTGGTCCTCAATGTCATCTGCAATAATTATGTCACAGTCTCTTGATAGAATTTTACCACCACGACCTATACCTACCATAGTCGGACTCTTGATACCAGTAACCGTTCTCGTACCAACAGTAAAACCACTTTGTGACCAGGACTTAGCTGATTTTGTTTTAGGTTTAAATTTTACTCCTGGACCACATATCTCTTCTATTAATAATTCGTTAAACTCTAATTGGTCTAATACAGAACCCATGGCGTTTTTAGATATGTCTTCGTTACCACCAACCCATAAGATTCTTATGTTAGGATTTTTGCATATCAACCAAATAACAAAATGTATAAGTAAATCTGTTTTACCATGACGGGGTGGAGATAATATCATTCTCTGTCCACCATTTTCTATAGTGTTCATTATTTGTTTTATCCACTTAGCATGAAACTCAGGAGTCTCATACGGTATACCTTGTTCTGTTCTAAAATATCTTTCTCTAAACTTATCAAAATCTTTTAATGTTTTTTCTGCAACTTGTGGTACTTGCCAATTTTTTTGTTCTTTCTCTATTGTTATATCTTCTAAATATGCTTGGTAAGCCATAGATACTGCAGCATCTGTTGTGCCTAATATTTTTGCAACACCGGATACAGTGTTTGTTTTTTCATAAATCTCAAGTGCAAGTCCTGATTCTTTTATGTCATCATAAACTTGTCCACGTCTTGAAGATACGTTTTTTTTGTGGCTTGGTATTTCTAATGTATCGTCTTCTTGACTCCAGGAAACTCCTGCTTTTTTTGCACGTTTCTTTTGTTGTGCTATTCGGTTAGAACATCTATCACTACAAAATTTAGAACGACCTTTTGGTAAAGGTCTGTGACATCCGGCTGCGTAACACAGTTTATTTTTTTCCATAATTCTTACATTCTTTGTTTGTACACTTCATGCCATTGTGTGGCAGAAGGTCTCCACCAC